ATTATAAATATATAAATGAATTTAAATATAGATAATTTAATAAAATATTGTATATTGTTTTCTGTGGTAACATTTTCAACATTTTTCATACCCAATTGTAGTATAATGAATCAACATGCGATATATATAGGTTTGTTGGCTGCGTGTACATTTGTATTATTAGACAAATATTATCCAAGTATAGTTATAAAAAAAGAAGATCATATTTAAATAGATGGAATATATTCCCATTTTAAATCTTTGCAGATTTTTTTCCAAATTTTATCTTGTTCTCTAAGTTTTTCTCTAGATTTTAAGAGAGGGAAATGAATTAAGAGATAATCAAATTCTAATAGTTCACAAAATTTATTTAAAACATAATTATAGGATAAGAAGTTTTTTCTGTCAGGGGGACAATTGTTATGGAAAGGTGTCTGAATATCTTTGAACATAATGCGTAATTGTTCTTCTGTTTTTCTAGGAAGAATTGGAGTTTGTATGCCCGTAATCATATTAATAATATGAGGAATATGTTCATAATATTTATTAAATTTTAGTGTTTTTAAGGTAAATTTCAATATTTTTTGGGTAGTGTTCTCAATTTTAAAGTTTTTATCTTTTTTGAGATGTTTTAAAATAGATTCATAAATATGTGCAGGAATATCTGTAGTTTCCTTAGACTGAAAAGTACTCAAATGCTCATTAAAATGATTAATTCTTTTATAGCAAAAATAAGTAGATTCTCTAATGGGATCCTTATATGAATTACCATCCAGATTGGCGCATATTTTTTCAGTATATCCGCATTTTCCACATACGGTTTCAGATGATACAAAAGATAAAGTTAATTTTTTATTACAATTCTTACAAATATTTATATCACCGAGCATAAAGTCATTAACATATTCATCATTAATATTTGCCATGTATTTATTAATTATATTATCATAATTATCTGATTTGTTTTCATTAATATTTCCATTATTATTATTTACATCATTATTTTCGTTAATAATAAAATCTAAAACTGTTTTTTTTTTTACATCATTTTTGGACACGCTATTTAGATCATTTAAATTATCAGAATATTTAGAATCATTATCATAATAATCAGATAATAATAATCCATTATCTAGATAATAATCAATATGTTCATTCGAATTATATTTATTATATTGATTTTTTAAATCTAATAATTTGTTTCGCATGATAATATTTTCATTTGAATCTTCTTCATAATGGATTTTTTTTTTTAATAAAGTAATATTATTTTCTAATGTTTCTTGTGCTGTTAGATTCTCTTTTATATTGTCTATTTTATTATTATGAATAGAGTCTACAGTAATTCTCAAATCTGCCTTAATTTTTTTGAGAGGCTTATCTTTGATTTCTGAAGTCATTTAAAATGATTAATATATAAAAAAACTATATATAAATCTTTAAATATAACTATTATATCATTTAAGTTTTAAAAATCTTTTAATTTTTGTGATATGTTGTGAATTATATATTGATTTACCTGATTCAATATCCGAAATGGTTTGAACGGGAAGATTAATAGATGATGCTAATTGTTTTTGTGTTAATGATTTATAACACCGTGCTTTCATAATTTCTTGTCTCAGTTCTACTGATATCTTCTTTTGTTTTAAATCACCATCTTCTGCTTTTTTTTCAACAGATATGATTTTTAGAGAATCATTATTAACTTTTTTAGTAGCATTTTTGATATTATCTTTAGGTTTTTTAATAATAATAATAGTTTTGAAATCTTGGTGATTATCTAATGTATCAAAATGATTTTCCATAATTTATATTAATAATAAATAATTTAATTTATCAAATTTAAAATTTGAATATTTAAATAATAATTAGATATATATATATATACATGAGTTATATCCCATTAACTAATTATGAAAAAAAAATATTAAATGATATAAGAAAAAATCAAAAAACATTTAAATTTATTCAACAAAACCCAAAAATCCAAGGTGCCTATGATAGATATGAAAAATATAAATGTGCAACGAATTATAATCAATTTATAGAATTTGGTGGTAAAAAGGACGATTTAAGAAATGATCTACAAAAAAAATATATAATATTAGATGGAATAGATAATATAGACGGTATTTTGCCAGATAATAATTCAGAACATTCAATAAGTAGTGAGATTTCTGATGTAGGAGAAATTACGGAAGAAGTAAATATAGTAAATGAAGTAACAAATAAATTAATAAAGAAAACCTGTCCGCCAGAATTAAATGTTCATGAGATTATAAATAATAATTTATTAGAACAAAAAGAAAATATAAAAATAGATGTGACTGATAAAAGATTAAAAACACCATTAAGGTATGCGGGGGGTAAAAGCAAAGCAATATATATATTAGAAAAGCATTTACCAAAAGATATGAATAAAATCACAGAATTTCATGATTGTTTTCTAGGAGGTGGTTCATTTCCAATATATTTATCAAAAATATATCCAAATTTAAAAATAAAAGTGAATGATGTATATAAACCACTATATAATTTCTGGATACATTTGAGAGATAATGGTATAGAATTATCAGATAGATTATTAAAAATAAAAGAAGAAAATAATAATGAAGAAAAAGCAAAAATAATATTTAAGAAAGCACAAGAAAAATTAAAAAATGATGAAGAATATAATATAGAACATGCTATATCATTTTATATAATAAATAAATGTGGATTTTCAGGATTAGTTAGTTCATCATTTTCAAAAATGGCATCAGTATCTAATTTCGGAGTATCTGGTATAGAAAATTTAAAAATATATCATAAAATAATTCAAGGATGGGAAATTTATAATTTAGATTATAAAGAATTTATAGAATCATTTAGTAATAAAAAAGATGTGTTAATATATATGGATCCACCATATATGATAAAAGATAATTTATACGGTGATAGTGGTAATTTGCATGCTATATTTAAACATGAAGAATTCTTTGAAGTATGTCATCAAGTAGAAGCACATCAATTAATATCATATAATTCAGATAATTTAATAAAAGATGCTTTTATAGGATATGATATGTCAGATTATGATTTAACATATACAATGAGATCTACAGGAAATTATATGGAACAACAAAAAGATCGTAAAGAATTAGTTATGAAAAGATACGATATTTAGATTTATAAGAATCGACACCATAATCCACCTCCACTTGATTTAATACATATGACATTACCTTTACCATGTTTACTTAAATATTTTTTTATATCATCTGTTTTTTCTTTAAGATTATATATATTAGTTACTTGTGTTGATTTGGATGATTCTAATTCGATAAGATACTCTGCTTTACCAATATTATCTCCAAATTTATATTCTCCTCTCATGCATTCAAATAATACTTCTTCAACAAATTCAGGATATTTTTCTCTAATATCACTCCATATTTTATTAACATCTATCTTCATTTTTTCATATTCTCTAATCCATTTAATAGATTTTATTAAATTTTCAGGAATATCATCACTATTTATATATTTTTTTAATTTTGTATAATTTTGTTCAGAGACGGTTTTATGTTTTCCTAACTTTCTCATTTTATCAAACATTTCATGAGTTTTATTATTAATTAATATGTTTTTATCCATAGAAATATCCATATGTTTTAAAGATGTTTGAAACAACGCACGTGTCTCATAACAGTCCGCACTAGTTAATCTACCTGAACCAGATTTAATTGATATTCCAATTTTCTCACCCGTAACTTTGTTTAATAATATTACATCAGTTTTTGATGTGGGATATTTTTCACATGTACCTTCTTTAAATTTATTCCATTCTTCAGTATGTTTAAGTGTAATACCTTCTTTTTTAATTGGTTTAATAGCGATCCAAATTTCATAATCAATTAAATTTTTATTCAATAATTTAAATATATAAATTTTATAATTTTCATCTGAATTAAATATTAATATAAAATTATTTTCATTATCCAAAGAATCTTTACTTTTACTTGATTTATTATTTTTTGTCTTTTTTGAAATTATTTTGTTTGTTTTTAAAGCGTTAGTGATAACAGATTTTACTAAATTATGTACCAATATTTCTTCACTTGTATGTTTTCTTTTATCATGTCCAGTACATCCACAAATGCGACACTTCCTCATATTTATATTAATTATAAAATATATTTTAAATACTTTCAAATTTTAATCCACTTCATCAATTGTAGGTCCCGCAGGAACTTCATCTACTGGAGGCATACCCCCACCCATATCAGGCATACCACCCATATCAGGCATACCACTCATATCAGGCATACCTTCACCTTGTGGCATTAATTTAGTCATAATGGGTTGTAATGTATCTTGGAGATGTTTATGTTTTTCATCAATTTCTTCTTTATTACAAGAGTCTTTATTAATTGAGAACCATGTATCAGATTCCTCATATGTTGTTTGAACAGTTTCTTTATCTTCATCACTGAGTTTATCTGCAAAATCCTTATTATCTAATGTACTTTTAGTCTGATATAGTAGTGCTTCAAATAGATTCATTGAGTCGAGTTTTTCTTTTAGTTTATCATCTTCTTCTTTAAATTGTTCACCTTCTTTAACCATTCTTTCAATATCTTCTTTAGATAACCTATTACCATCATTTTTAATAGTGATATCTTGTGATTTACCAGTACCTTTTTCTACGGCGGATACAGTCATAATTCCATTGGCATCAATATCAAATGATACTTCAACTTGTGGGACACCTCTGGGTGCTGGCGGAATCCCATCAAGTAAGAAATTACCTAATAAATTACAATCTTTAGTCATGGCGCGCTCGCCTTCAAAAACCTGAATATTTACACCCGGTTGATTATCCTCATATGTGCTGAATGTTTGTGATTTTTTAGTGGGAATGGTTGTATTTCTTTCAATAATTTTAGTCATGGCACCGCCTGCTGTTTCGAGACCTAATGATAATGGAGCAACATCTAGTAATAATAAATCTTTTGTTTTATCATCTTCGTCCTTATCAGTGCGTGTTAAAATATGTGCTTGTACCGAAGCACCATAAGCGACTGCCTCATCAGGGTTAATAGATTTACATAATTCTTTATTATTGAAGAATTCAGATAGCAATTGTTGTACTTTGGGAATGCGCGTGGATCCACCAACTAATACAATTTCATGAATATCTGCTTTGGATATTTTAGAATCTCTTAAACATTTTTGAACAGGATCCATTGATTTATTAAATAGATGCATACAAAGTGATTCGAATTTTGCGCGAGTAATACTACTAAAAAAATCAATTCCTTCATAAAGGGAATCTAATTCAATAGAAGCGGTAGCTGCTGAAGATAATGTTCTTTTGGCGCGTTCGCATGCTGTTTTAAGTCGTCTTACTGCTTTTTTGGATTCCATTAAATCTAATTTATTTTTTCGTTTAAATTCTGTGACAAAGTGTTGTACTAGTAGATTATCAAAGTCTTCCCCGCCCAGATGAGTATCTCCTGCAGTTGCCTTAACTTCAAAAATTCCATCATCTATAGATAAAATACTTACATCAAATGTACCACCACCCATATCAAAAATCAGTACATTTTGTTCTTGTGAACCTTTATTGTCCAATCCATATGCAATGGCGGCAGCTGTTGGTTCATTAATAATGCGTAATACATTAAGACCTGCTATGGCTCCGGCGTCCTTAGTAGAATTCCTTTGTGAATCATTAAAATAAGCAGGAACAGTTATTACAGCATCTGTGACTTTCTCTCCTAAATATGCTTCAGCAATTTCCTTCATATATACTAACACCATTGACGAAATTTCTTCTGGTTTGTAAGATTTATCCTCTTTTTTGTATTTTACATTAATATTGACTCTATTATCTTTCTCGGATAATTTGAAGGGAAATAGTTTAAGTTCTTGCTGGACTACTGGATCATTATAATCCCGACCAATAAGTCTTTTGGCATCATATACTGTATTTTCTGGGTTCATACTGCCTTGGTTTTTAGCAGAATCGCCAATCATTCGTTCAGTATCATTAAATGCTACATAACTAGGCGTAGTTCTATTACCTTGATCATTTGCTATAATTTCACACCGATTATCTTTCCACACAGCACAACACGAATACGTAGTTCCAAGATCAATTCCAATTGCTACCATAATATTATATTTAATCAATATTGAATTACTTTTAAATAATTTATATTTATAATAATTTATATTTATAATAATTTATATTTATAATAATTTATAATATAAATATGCCAGTAGTATTTTGCGTAATAGGTGATATGGGGTCTGGTAATAAAGATCAATATAAAATAGGAAAAATATTAGGTAATAATATAAAGAAAAACAATGCGGAGTTCGTCTTAGGTCTGGGTGATAATATATATGATGCCGGGGTCAGTTCAGTAAATGATAAACAATTTATAATGAAATTTGAGAAACCATATGAAATGATACCTGATAAAATTAAATTTTATATGTTGATAGGAAATCATGATTACGGAAGATATTGGGACAGATTTTTTAAACCACGGTGGCAATATCAAATAGGTTATAGCATTTTATCTGAAAAAAAAGGAGGTAAATGGGTAATGCCAAATAATTATTATATGTTTTCAAAAGCGAAGAATGGATGTCATATTGATTTTTTTTGTATTGATACAAATATAGATATGATGGATAAAAAAATAAAACAAGAACAATCTCGTGCAATATCTAAAATGATAAAATCTTCAAATGCTGATTGGAAAATATTGTGCGGACACCATACTTATAGAAGTATTGCCGGGCACGGAAATGCCTCACCGGAACTAGAAAGATATTTAAATAACTTTTTAAAATTAGGGATTGATATATATTGTAATGGACACGATCATAATTCCCAAGTTGTGACAAGAAAATTAAATGGAAAAATTATTACAATTTTGCAGTCGGGTACACCGGTGGGAAAAGATACCATGATCATACTATAAATTTAGATAATGTATTATTGGCCAAAGATACTGAATTAATTTACCATGATGAAAAATTAGGATTTATGAATTTATTTGCTTACCCTAGTAAAATTAATGTGGAGTTTATTGGTGAAAATGGAAGAAAAAAATATTCGTATACAATTTTGAAAAATATAAATAAACTATAAAATCTTAAAATAAAATCTAATATATAAGTATAAATATGCCAAGTAATACCGATTATAATAATGATAGAATATATCAACCGGTAAA